CATCCTGATGCTTCAGCACATGCACAGTCTCATCGAACTGCGGATAGATCAGACCACTCAACGCACCCCACTTACCATACACGAACCGATCACGCATGCTACCAGTGTAGGTGGATAACATACCACGGATGTAGTCACTGCCTACATTCTCTTCGTTCTCATACGTGCTGCCCTCGAACAACTCAATGAGTGGAATGGGTCTGCTATCAACCAGCAACGGCTTGCCTTCATCATCCACTTCGCACATCAGTTTGTCGTTGACGATGCCACGCTCAGTGAAGTCATGCAGAGGTTTCACGATCTCACGATAGCACCAGTTGCGTGTCGGGTTGAGCGTAGCCATGAACCAACGAGGACCAACACGCGGCATACCAGGTTCATCACCCATATACTCAGTGTTGCCACGCAACCGACCCATGAGGTCCATGAAGTCCTTGTGACTAAACTCAGGGTCCTCTAACTGGTCCACAACGATCCAGTCGTACGTTGCTGATAGCAAGTTTGATTTCGAATCTTCCGTTTGCTTCCCTTGTTGCGCAACATACCTGAAGTTGATAGTTGAACCATTCTTCAGGATCAGCGTATTCTCGTCTCTGCTCGGCATACGCTTGATCCAAGCAGTTGGACACCATTGCAAGAACTCTCTCCTTATGGTATCGTTCAGTTTGGGATAAGTAGATCGGGCGATTAACCCATTGCATCCTGGGTAGTCTTTGCATAACTTCAGTGCCTTAATACAAGTTGCAGCAGTCTTGCCATTACCGAACCCACCACCGATAAACTGGACCTTCTTCATCGACTGATGAAATCGGTCATGCATCCCACCTTCGATAATCTTATAACGCTTGCTCACACAGGCACCTCATCACCCAACCAAATGCCTAGCACCTGTGCACTAGCAACTGCATCCGCATCTTTCATGCCATGTTGCATTGGACTAAACTCGACCTCTTGCTCACTGCGGACATGCACATAATACAGCGATGGATCACCACGTGCAGGCACTTGCACCACGTTGCCATTAGGATCGGTGTAGCTGGTTGCAGCACTGCCGGGTCGGCCATACCACACTTCGGGTGGTGGCGTGCCAATCGGTGTGTTGGGATCAGGCACGACGATATCACCGTTCGCATCACGCGGATCACCGAGTGCGTTGTGCGCGTTGTCACCATCGCTCTGGAGTTCAGCACGTAACGCACGCATACCCGCGACACCACTAACAAGCGAGGTGACAGGGAATGTCAGTCGATAGTCATTCATGTTGTCACCTGTTGCATTTCAGTGTCGGACAGGGCGCGGTTCCAATACGTCAAACGGCGCAAATATCCGTTCGCGGGGTTATTGTTCGTGCCGTCTGTTACTCCGAGACGCAGCGTTGTCCATGTTGATGGCGTGCCGACCGTCGCTGATCCAACGCCCATGACGCCATTGAGCGTGCAATGCGATCCGGCGGACGAATAAGTAGCGACGCATTTGAATACCGTTCCAGGTGTCATCACACCAAAGCCCAACGAGGCAATATCAATGTTACCATCCACGTTTGACGTTCCGCCCGTGATGTAAGAGCGCAGCCACGCATTGAACGGCCCGCCATCCAGCGTGAAGATGCCGCGATATCCAACATTACCATTGGGCGGCAGCAACGCTTCCGCGAGCACTGTTCCGTTGAGTGTGGAATACCATTTCGTCACATCGGTCGGCATCGTCGCGACATCAGCCGCCCGCGTCACCGTCGCCGCTGTCGTTGGAATGTAACTGGTCGGGAACGCGCCTTGTTCACATTGCGCGCCCCAGACCAGCAGACCGCTCACGCCGTCTCCCAGATACGAACTTGTTGTCCCGTTATCGATGAACACGTAAGTCGACGCGGCCGTTGATGTGGCATCGAGCAGGCCTCCGGCGGCGCATCGATACCAGCCATTGCCCACGGCGGTTATTGACCAGACCGCGCCAGACGCGAGGCCGCCCAACGTCGGCGTCCCCACCATCGTTCCATTCGTGAGATCAAATGTCGCGGTAATGGAATTAGACCCCGATGCGTAATACAACAGCGCGCGAGGGCGGCCTGCCGCCTTTAAATAAACCGAGAATATATTGGTGGTGTTCGCGGTGATCGCCGGGCCGGCCGGATTTACGGCGTGCTGATTGTTCGTCACGTTATCCGCGATCTTCGCGGCGGTTGTGGTCCCGTCAGGCGCGACGGCCGCGTTATTCGTTTGGACTATGTTCACCGGCCCCCAGGCAGACGGCGCCCCACTGTTCGTCAGTTTGTTCGTCCGCGCCTCCTCGATCAGCAGACCACGCAACGCATGCGTGACCGGATCGTAGTCCCAGCGCGGCGCGTTGACCGCCGCCGTCTGGATCGTTCCGTTCGCGTCGGTGTATGTCGCGGTCGATGCCCGCGTGAACACGATGCGCGGATCGAGTGCGCCCGGTGTCATGAAGTCGAGCGACAACGTGGGACCGTCGAGCGTTGTCGTGGCGATCAGTTCCGCCTGCGATAGTTGCCGTGGCCAGTAGCGCGTACGGCGTGCCCATTGTCCGCAAAGTGGTGACTGATACAACATCGTTCCATTGATCGTTAGCGCGACAATGGCTGGTAGCGTAGCGGGAGGTCCGGAGACTGGAGCTAGTCCCACGCCACCAAACGCACAGATTATTGGCGCATTCAGTCTCCAGGAAAGCGCCTCGCGTTGTATCGTGTTAAGAGGAACAGTAATATCCAGGCCGTCACTGTTCGCGACCGTGGTGCCTCCGACCAATATACTCATCCCGGCAAACTGTTGTCGTGCCGGTGTTTGAAGAGGTGTCGAGAAGCTGCCAGGGGATATGAAGTCTGTAGCACTGTTTGCACCGACAAGTTGCGCAGGCCCGTTGTAGGTTGGCGTTGAACCGACCAAGATATACTCATGTACCAAACTACCCTGCGTCGTGCTGAACCCGTTCACCGACGCAATCGGATAACTCAACACATCCACCGCGCGCGTCACCACCGCCGTCGTGGTCGGGATATAACTGGACGTGAAGTTGAGTTCGACCTGGGCGCCCCAGACGAAAATGTTCTGTGCCGGTTTTGCTGTCTGTGTCGCGTCATGCAGGTCCACGCCCAATTGGAAATACCATGTGCCGGTCGTGAGCGCGGGCGTCGTAAGCGTGAACCGCTGCCATGTTGTCGTGAGTGTCGCCAGGGTTTTGTAGAAATTGGCGCCATCCACCGTTGCCATCAGATACAGTTGCTCACCTCCAACAGTGCCCCTCATCCAAACGCTGAAAGTGTAAGGATTGGTTGTCCCGACAATCGCCGTATAGAAATCAGCGGACGTAGCGGTAACGCTCACCGCCGGATAAGCCGCTCTCGCGGCCGTTACCGTGCCATCCGGCGCGGTTGTCTGATTGGCGGTCGCCGTGATCGCCAAAGTGCCACCCCCCGTCCACGCCGCCGCGTTGGAACTGTTCAACCAGACATTCGTGCTTGTGTCCTCCAGCAACAAACCCTTGAGTTGCAGTGTCACCGGATCGTAGTCGAAGCGCGGCACATCCACACCGGCCTGCACCAACACGCCACTACTGTTGTAATACCATCCTGCACTAGCTCGCGTGAACACAGCACCAGCACCAAGCGAGCCACCCAAAAAGCTCTGGTCGAACGTAGCACGATGTGCACCAGCACCAGCTAATCCTGGTCGGCCTACACGACCAACAGCACCAACACCTGCAAACATCAGGCTACACACTCCGTGATATTCAGTGTTCCAGCAGCAGTGCTCTGGATAACAGCCAACTTCTCACCAGGAGAGACCCAGAAGTATTCAGGCGTCATAGCCACGAGCAACATACCACTTGAAGCAGCAGCGGTAGGGTTTGCACCAAACACCACGAAGCAGTCACTCGTAGCAACCAAACGCACATGGCTCGTGTTGTTGGGTGTGGTTATCGGCACACCACTTACAGGACCAGCAGCATACGCACCTACAGGACCAGTGCTAAACGCAGCACTCTGCAAACTACCAGCACCAATAGCTACACTCTGCGACAACGCAGGACGGGCTGCTTGCACTTCGTATCCATGCTGATCTGATTTGATTGTCACACCACTACTCCCTATCCATCTCTATGGTCGGCACAACAGCACCATCACGTCTCACAATCTCGATGACCAAACCTCCATCCATCCTGTGACGATGCTCAACAACGTCACTAGGACGATGACCGCTACGATCAAGTATGTCTCTAGCCGCCGCCATCCTATCGGCACGCGTGCCTTCTTCCATTGCACGAACCACAACCTCCGCAGCTTGCTTCGCCTTCTTCACGAACAACTCACGGACTACATTCGTCTCGCTCTCAAGCACAGTTCGTACAACAGCGTCATGCATCTGCGTATACGCGTCGCCTTGCTTAATGCGGCCGATCTGTCCCACTGTTAGCTTGGTAGCGATAGCAATCTCTTCGTCATCTAACCCAAACAGTGTATAACTCAGTATGACACTGACTGCATTCATAGTCTGTGGAACTTCAGGCAACTCGCTCAACTTGCGTCTTGCGGCGGTCACTATTCGTTGCGCTTCCGGTCCAGACGGCACCTCGACACCACCCTCTGGAGGCGAGAAACCTGTGGATATTTCGCCTTCGGGATAAACCACCCTACCATCCGCGAGACGTAGTGGTTGGTTGTAGAGCAGATCAGCCATGCTTAGCGCACCAAAGGACGAATACGCGCTCCTGCACGACCACGCACTTTAGCACGCGGAGCAGGTGCATCACCACCAACTGCTTTATCTACAGCAGCACTAGCAGGTGTTGGTGGAACAGGTGCAATTGCAGGATTGCTCGGAATTTCTGGTGCAAATCCAGGACCAGTCGTAGGCAAACGTGGGCCAGCAGGTGCACTCTGGTCAGGTAGCGGAATAGGAGGTCTACCAGTAGACTGGTTAGGCAATGCAATAGGTGGTGCTTCACCTGGAGCAGCTAACTGTGGTGCGCCAACACGTGGACCAGCAACAGCAGGCGCACCTTCTGGTCCTGTTAGCAGTGGACGTGCTTCAGGTGACGGCAGCATAGGCACACTACCAGGAATACCAGCAACACCAGGAACATCACCACCGCGCATCTTGTCCAGGATATACCGACCCAACGGGAATGCAGCAGCACCACCACCAGCTAACAGCGGTGCGAGCGATTGTAGTAGCGAGCTACCACTTGCAGGATCAACGGCAGGAGGCATGGGTGTTGGTGTAGCACTATCGCTTGCAGCAGTTGGTGTAATAGAGCGTGACGGTGTAGGCTGCGCACTTGTATCATTGCTGCCACCACCACCACCTCCACCACCACCACCACGCGCAGGCATAGGACTTGCATCCTCAATGCCAGCATTACGCAAGTTCAGCACAGTCGGACCCAAAGTTTGCGGATTTACATCAGCACTGCCAGGATCACGCGCATTCTCATTCACTAAACTACGGATCGCGTTCGCATCTATCTTAGTTACGCCACGCGCACGCAACTGAGCAAGCACAGCCTGCAAACCTGCACTTTCACCACCGACATTCGTTGCAGTGTCAAGCGCATTGATCCCACGACCAGGAACATTCTCAGGACCTACATACGGCATCAGCGCATCCCCCTGTTACCCAATATCGCATGTGCGATACCAGCAGCCGCAGCCACATGGTGCGCATCCGGTGGCATTCCTACCGACTTCGCATCGAGTGCTTCATCTCGCGGGCTACCTTCCACGATACCACGCGCTTTATCACGCGCCATCTCGGCAGGCGTGTCGCCGGGTCCTGGTTCCTTAGCAGATTGAGGGTTCGCACCCTTGCGTGGTGGGAATTTAGGTTGTTTCGGTTTAGCATTTTGCATGGCACCTCGAACTTCAGGTCCATAATCTGTAGATGCCATCAATAGGCTCCACTTCCACTGATCGCCTGTTTCCCTCCGCCACCGTTACCACTTAAATCAGGTGGATACACCGACGGTTGCACAACTCGTGAGATAAGCGCCTGAAACGCAGCCAGATCACTCGCATTCGTTGCACGGTTGACGATATTAATCGTCTCGACGGGGATCAGACCACCAGGGCTACCCTGTTCCCACTTAATCTGCTTCTTAGTTTGTGTCGCATTCGCACCGACGGCAGCACCAAGCAAAGTATATAGGATACGCGTGGAAGCAATCGTTCCACCTCCATTCCTAAGCATCTTAACAATGCGATCATCACCTTGTTGAATACCATTGAAGTAGACAAACCCGGTTGTGGCACCATTAGCGGCATTGCCAGCACCAAGCGTATTGGTATAACCAGTGAATTGAATACCACCAGAGCTACCGAGGCCATACGTAGCCATCTTCATTCTCCTACTGTTACAGGATTTGCCTGCAACCATGACACGATCAATGCGTATCTGCAAGGACAGGCAAGAACCAAACGGATCTAATACTAGATTTAATATCGCCCCTACTCTATATACCTACTCTACTACTTTATAATACTTTTTATTACGCTAACACATGCAAAGTTATCGCGCAGACACGCAAACACTGGCAAGTTGTCGCAGGAGTGGTGGTAGAGGTGCCCTAACGCCAGCCGCGCACTATTATACCCCCACTTTTGGAAACAGCGGGGGGATCAGCGGGGGCTTAGGCATGTGAGTGCATACGAAGGCATGTGTAAACGAGCGTGATTAGGTGGCGCGTCGCTGTGTCCACAGTCCATCCATTGCATCATTGCAACGTGAGACAATCTCATATCATGACTATAGCTGCCTAACTTCATAGCATGGTATAATCTCATGCATGGAGACATGCGTAGTCATGCCATACCATGTAATGCATTGCATAGTATAGAATAGCATAGCCATGTATTAGTTAAGTATCATAGCTATTGACTTAAGCATTATAGGGGAGTATTATATGTATAGTGATTGAAGCCCTAGCAGAACGCTATCGGCATATCACTGAGGGTCTATCAAATGTCTATCACTACCTTGCGTTCTTCTTCTTCTCTGTCCACCGCTGATCTCGTCAGCAAGGACATGCTACCGCAAGACGATGCGGCTCTCGAACAGGCGAAGAAAGCATTCGCCGACTTTGCACAAGGCGAGAAGAAGATCGGCGCAGCTAACCAGCGCATGACCTACGCCATCGAACTCCACTATGCGAACCTCTTGAAGGTCAGCAACAGTGTCATCCCATTGAAGGCATACATCGTGCGTGACAGCGACAACAAGATGACGAAGGACGGTCAGAAGCTTGTCGCGAACATGATCAAGGACCTTGCTGGTGCCAAGCCTGACACCACGAAGATGACTGATCAGGAGACCATGACTGCTAACGCAGAGTATGCCAGACGCGGCACACTCATCCGCAGTGCGTTAGAGATCGCAGCCTATCGCGAGCAATACGGATGCGACTGGCGCATGTTCAACGTCCAAACCAATACGCTGCTATTCCCTGCCAAAATGATGTATCCCGCGACTGCCAAACCCGCTGGCCGGTTGCTCTATAGCAAGATCGTAGACGAGCGTATGCTCCCGCCCGATCTGGTTGCGGCTGACGGCGGCGGCATTGCGTATGACGCATTGATTGCGGCGGGCAAATACAAGACCACACCCAAGCAGGCGACCATCGCACACATGCTGTCATGCGTTAAACCCAAGAAGGCTAAGGTAGAGGGTGAACGCACACGCGAGACAGGCGAGACACCTACTGGCAAGCGTCCGACTGATCCCATGAAACCTGCCGATTTGGTGCGTGACAGTCAAGCAGAGGTTCTCATGACTGCTTTGCACACGTTGCTGTGCGGTAAGGACGCAGGCACACGCAAGTTGACGCTAGACAGCTACACGCCCGCGTTTTGGAAGTATGCCATGGATATCATGATGCTGATTGACTCGTCTCGTCTCGCGCCAGACTTCGGCAAGGTCACGACCGGTCGTACCATACCTAAGGACGTGTCCGCGTTCTTCGCTGCCAAGCCCGCCGCATAGCCTAGCCTACCCCTACCCAACCCCACTGCCGCAAGGTAGTGGGGTTTTTCTTTGCCTACGCTACGGCGCAGCAATCGAAGCGGCGAGCGCGAAGCGCGAGCCGCTGAGCCAGGACAGACTAACGAACGAACGCGATGCACAGACCAACCACGTATAGTGCTAACGACATAAGCACAGCGCAAACGCTAAGACGAACCTACGCTACCAAATCACCAAACCAAACCAAAATTCAACCTGCATACCCATGAGCCATACAACACAACAACTTGATCTTACAACATAATCCCTACATGATCGCCCCGATCAACCCACCCAGACCACCCGTGGACCTGTGGCTATTACAGGAGCAGAACAATGACAGCACCTATCATCGGTCAAGGAACCTGCCTCGCATGCAACAAACCTGTATTCCACAGACTAAGACTACCACCAACCAAGTTCTGTAATGCAACATGCAGATCAAGTTACAGATGGAAGCTGCGTTCTGCATACAACAAACAATACAAGCAGCATAGACTACTCATGAAACGACTACACAAGTTTGCACACCATGCACTCGATCTATACAACACAACTACAACATAGGCCAGTAGAATACTTGACATAAGCATAATAATATGCTATAATAAATCTATCAATTGGGAAAGGGAGATAGATGAATAAACAACTACGTGATATCGACTGGTCAGATATCAAACAAGTACAAGAGTATGCTAAATATTTAGGCAAAGGCATGGTAGTTATCAAACATGCTACACGAGACAACTACAACATAACACATGCAAGCAGAACAGACAGATGGCTCATTCCAGGTGTCACTACTATTCTGTTTACATAAGACGTTATCAATACATGTGTATTGATATGACAACAACATGAGGACACTTACATGCCTGATCTAACTAACTGGCTCTCACTCATCTGCGGATGGCCTGAAGTCCGCCACTACATCGCACGACACCCATCAGCGCGTATCGTAGTCATCGCACATGGAAACAGCGCAGTGCGTGTTTATCTTCCTACTAAGGAAGCCATGACAGACTTCATCAAATAATCAATCCCATGCCATGAGATCATACATGTGATCTCATGGCGCGACACATGAGGACACTCAAATGAAGATGCACAAATCCATCACATCTGCACGTGTATGCGATGCAGTCGAACGCAGCCACACATCTCTGGACAACCCAGGTTTTTGCATAGCCTGTGGCGAGGATGCAGATGGCTGCGAACCTGATGCATGTGGCTATGAATGTGAACACTGCGGTGAACACAAAGTCTATGGCGCAGAAGAACTACTCATGCACATGGTGTAACATGAACACAACCAAGTTCATCAACATGCTAAAGGCATTGCACTTCATAGACAAACGTGCACTGCCTGAACTAGACGCAACCGAATGGTATCGGTTTCGTTCTGATCCAGTAAAGTATCTCGTGCTCACTGATGAAGTACAACAAGATGCAATCATGCGGGAGTTAAACAAACATGTGTAACCAGAACAGGGCGGCGCAGCCACCCGGCCATATCGCTGCTCATATTACCAACAACACATCTTCCGACACCAACATCCCAGAACACGTAGACCATACCACATGTCTACACTCTTTCATAGCCCTGGAAGATGGTGCCGTAGGATGCACCATATGCTATTGGGTCTGGGAAGTAGAAGAAGGACTAGAGTAGTGTTAGATCGTAGAACAAATCCATGGTATTCACTACTCAAGTTCTGCTTGTTCATACTTGGTGTAGTTGTGTGGTTACACTTCGATACTGGTCCTGAACCACATGTCACATGCATATGGACCACAACAGGCCATCAAGTATGTGGAGAACTACAACCATAGGAGACAACATGGAACACAAGTGGTCATTCACTACCTTCTACAACGGTATACAAACCCGTAGTCCTAGAAGGTTCGATACCAAAGATGCAGCACTGCAAGCTATCGTAGAGAAACTTGCAATGGCTGCACTCGATGGTGAATATCCAGCAGTGGGTCTGGTTGCTATAGTGGAGCGTAACAATGTCATTGATTGAGGGCTTTGCCTTATACAAGGAACCGTTTGTGCCTACTCACTTCTTCGAGGCACAACGTGTTTGTGTGTTAGAAGAACGTGATGGCAAGTATCACGTGATGTTTGGTGATGGCTCACATGGGTGGCATGCTGGTCCGTTGCATGAGATACCACTACCAGCAGATCATGCCATCGTAGGTCTGCCTCCTGGCACACGCTTGTATCGTATCGTGCGTCTACCTCGTGGTTGGCGCTTGTGGATCGCGACCAAAGACTTCATCAGTGGCACCTATCTAGAGTTGTTTGAGGATGGGCGTGTGCTAAACTGCACTGCACGTGTGGATGAAGGAGAGGAAGTATTCTGGGTTAGGCCATCTGACCAAACCATACGCAACAGGAGTAACCAATGACACGTTTCAGTAAGCTACATCTGGATGCAGACGGTAAACCAGTAGAGACAGACATCCGTGAGATTGCACAGTCTGACATGTTGAAGTGTCCTCACTTCATCATGATGCCCGACCACTACCGCGAGGATGGTAGTTGCAGATGCAACGAACCAGACAACCGTGACATGATAGGGTGGGGCTACGTGTGGGATAGCAAGACCAGTATGTGGGCAGCAGGAGAGGATGAATGATAAAGCCTGAACCCATACTGTGGTTCGCTGACACACGTGGAGTCAACATCCCTCGCGAGTTTGCGTTTGCATTCCACAGGAAACACAAGGATGTCGAACACACCGAGGGTGTTACAACTGAACAGTTCTATATACTTGAAGAAGGTCCAACACATGATGACTACTGGGAGACATGGTATGATGTGCTTCGAGACTGTCGTGTGGTAGATCGAGCAGGTAATAAATATACACTACACCATGATGGTGACTTGTGGTTTATTCCTATAGGCATGGAATGGGACGATGTGGAAGGATGGATATGGCCAAAGGATGAATGAGGTTCATGAAGGGCTGATATGTATACCATTGGTCTACTATCATGCCCTTATGAACGTGCCCGAGGCGGCCTTCGGAGGTCTCCCGAACGACCCCTTCCGGTGGAGGTTGGTATCGTGCCCCATTAGCCTTGCGGCAGTAGGCCCTCCCCGGAGGAGCTAGCTAAACCCTAACACCGTCGCACAATGAGGTCAAGCGATGCCAACACAGAATGATCCTATCGCAGTGTTTCGTTACTATAACATGCAGGTTGGTCAAGATGAGTGTTGGGTCTGGGCCGGACCATGGGGCGGTCAGTCAAGAGAGCGTAGACCTTACTTCATGGCTGGTCGAAGAAGGCAAATAGCTTATCGTTGGGTTTATGAACTGGTTCATGGTGTCACACTCACACCCGATCAACCAATACTCCACAGTTGTGACAACGGAGGTCATCCCATCGGCTGCGGCAACCCAGCACACTTGCGCTTAGGCACACGAGAGGAGAACACCAACGACATGATGTCCAGAGAGCGGCATGGATTACCTAAGACGGTAGTCCGTGCCATTCGCACGTTACTTGAACAGGGTAAGACACAAGAGGAGATTGCAAATGTCTACGGCATTGCACGAACTACGGTTAGTGCCATTGCCACGGGTCGATCACATAAACCCCAAGATTGAGACTGGTCATGAACACCTGTCCATGCTAGGCTCATCGAACAACCAACAAGAGGACTACTTGAATGAAACGATCACTACTTGCTTGCGCCGCACTGCTTGGTCTTGGTGCTACCAGTGCACAGGCTGCGAATATCAGCTTGTTCACCGCGAACCAGTTCACTGACAACCTCTCACTTGTCAGTGTGCCACCACCCGGCAACCAACCACTCAACAATCCGTGCCTGATCTGTGGCACCAACCAACCTCAACAACCTGCGTTGTTTGGTTTCAACAACTACAAACAAAACGGCAACGAGTCCTCGTTCGTTGAGTTCTCATCTGCAACCGTTGGTGCACAACTTGCTCAAGACCAAATCGGCACGGGTTACGACATCAGTTTCCTCAAGGCGTTCCTGATCTCACGTGGTGATATCACGGGAGGACTCAACGTCGGCATCGATGTCAACACAGGCACCGGACAGGGGCCAGAAGTCCTCGAAGCATTCGCCATTCTCGACCTCACCACCCACACCATCGTGAGCCAGTATAGCCTCTTCGACGCTGGAGGGACACCGTTACCAACTAACAACAATGGCAGTGGGTTCCCTGACTACGTCCTCTCTGGCTTCAACATAGACCGTAACGATCTGAACATCGGTGATCAACTGATCTTCTATGCGCAGTGGGACAATACTTCGGATGGCCCAGAGAGTTTCTTTCTCGTGCCTACTCCTGGTGTTGTAGTTGATACACCTGAGCCTGCTAGTTTACTCATGCTCGGCATGGGTATGCTCGGCCTGGGCCTCGTCAGGCGGCGTGCCTGATCCACAAGACAATGGCAGTGGCACCATACTTGGTGTCGCTGCACGTCTTGGCTCACGTGTTATACACGCGTTAGCGCCGCAGTTCCTCGCGCTTATCCTACTCAACATTGTGTTCCTCGGCTTGCTTGTGTGGTATATCGATGCACGCGCGGATCATGCTGCGGCGGTTATGAAACAACTCCTCGATACGTGTCTACAACGGCGCTAGGCGACAACTTCACAGAGCAACGGAGCAA